TGATGGTTGGCGCCGTTACGATTTGGTCAGTTGTAGAGGGATCAATGTTCAGAAAATAATTCTGAATACAACTAGCGTAAACAGACTTTGCGGCCCCTCGACCAACAATCAGGTATTGTTTTGTGATCAACCGCTTTTTGATAGTTTTCTGCTCATAGTGAACAGAAATCCCATCTGGTCCTTTTGTTGGTACGCTACGCTTTACGTAATAATACCAGCCAAAGACTTCTTCAGCCCAGAGTTTAAAGGAATCAAGCAGCTTTAGTTCGCCACCGTCTGTAAGCGTTAATTCGTTCTCACAGAAATCAATAAATCCTTCAACCGGCTGAGGATCATAGTAAACACCAGGATTGTCAATTAACGCATCAATCCGGTTCATCTCCATTGAGATTTCATGACAGACAGGAATTTCGCCTCGTCTTACGGATTCGCGGAATTGACCATAATATTTCGGCGTGGCTGTATTAGACAGCCTCAATTACGCTTGCCACCTTGACGCCTTCTACGATTTTCCACATTTGTAGATAAATAACTATTAAAAGCTTCCGCCTGAGCTCTTTGAGCTGCCGCTCTCTGTTCGGCTCTTGTTAAAGCATAATTGGCTCTGTCGTTTGCCGTTTCATGCCTGTCGTTATAAGCATTCAAACGCTCAAGAGCACCAGATCCTCCAGATTTAAGAGTTCTATTAGCTCTTTCAACATAATACCTTCCGCCTTCATATCTTCCACGAGCCAAAGCAATCTGCTCTTCACGTTTCTTTTGAAGTTCGGATGCGTATTCATTTTGCTTGTTACGAGCTTTAACATCAGATAAATACTTAGCACGATCTCTTGTGCTCATATATCTATCTGGATTAGAAAGTCCTTCTTCATAAGCTGTCTTATAATATTCTTCAGCCTGCTTATTACGAGCTCTACGCTCTTGAACAGAATTACGACTCTCATATTTAGCTTTGCGCTTATCCGCCTTAATTTCAGCAGTAGTACGACCACGGCCACGGAAACGCTCTTCAATATAAACTCCAGTACCTCCGACAATGCCACGAATAATACCTTCGCCGATAGCCATCTTAAGACGTTTAGTATATCTCGGATTTTCGGTACTTCCGAGCATACGAGCATTACGCTCAAGCGCAAGTCGATCAGTTACCTGACGAACCTGACTATCCGTAAGCTTTCCATATTTCAGAGTACCGTTTCTAGCCTGCTGCATAGCCTTCTTCATAAATCGGGCTTCTTTTGCAGCAGGTGAATTATAAGTGTTCCAATGAGCTTCCGCCTTCTTAATACCGCTCTTCATCATTCGACCCAATTTGTTCTGGGCTTTCTTATAAGCGGCACTACGAGGCTTTCTTGATCCCGAATGTCTTGGCTTGTCGTGCCTGACACCCCACTTCATTCCAGGAATGCCGAAGTGTGCAAGCTCATTAGGATCATCAGTAACAGCATAGTAAGTCATACTCATGATTCTTCTGCATCTCCTTCGGCCTGAACATTAAGTCTAAACTCAAGTTCAGAGATTCGATTATTGTATTGTTCCGCAACAACAGAAGAAGCAGGAGGATCAAAAATTAACTTAACCCTCAAATAAACAAACTGTCTAACAGCTTCCTGTAAATGTTTGTTGTCGGTGAATTCGTCCCATCTATTATTAGGACCTTCAATGGAGAATCCCGCTTCAGGACCAACATGTAACTGATGTAGCGTCAAGAATTCTGCATTAATTAAATCTTTGACTTCATTATCAAATCCGTCGTCTTGTTCAGAAATGCCAAGCAATTTCTTAATGCTGTCAAGAATGCTTGAGGAATCCATTAGCGCATCCTCCTTTCATATTAGACTTTCCATGGACATGTATCATTCGGTCTTCTCTCAATAATCTTTGGAAGAAGACTTGCATCCCCATAGTGAATCGCGTTATGGGTATTAAACGAAACGCAAATCAAATATTCAGGGTTGAGTATCCACTCTGCTGCATCAACTATGTCTTTAGGAAGCATTGGATTCATGTGATGTACATAAATTCCATTTTGAAGTTCATAACCTTCAAGCCCGAGGTCACAACCATTGTCTCGGATGATGACATCGCGCCGAATTTGTTTCCACTCATATGATTTATAGAACTTTTGGTTGATCCAACGATCAAATCCAAAGGTATCTTTACCAACTTCGCCGCCAAGCTTAAGATATTCAAATCTTTCTTCAAACGTCGGTAACATTCTCAGCTCTGTATAACTTCTAACCTTCATCGTCACTGCTCGGTCTGTATCTCGACATTGCGACAAGGGCATCTGCATACAATTGCTTGAGTTCTTTACCCGTTTGAATGTTTTCTGCTTTGGCTTTGATAAGTTCGTTCTCGTTACGGAGCCTTTCGAGCTCTAATTGTCGTTCTTGCAATCCCAACTTTAGGAAGAACACGGTTTCTTGTGAAGAGGCAGTCTTGTTTAATAGCCTTTCTTCAACCAAATCCATTGCATAAGCAACGCAACGCGCTTCACGCCCCGCCGTAGTCAGCGCCGGTGGAGCCTGAAACTCAGGTTCCTTAGCAACTTTTCGACTAGTCTTCACAGACTTTCAACTCCTTTGGGTTGTGTTTCGCGAAGTTTGCTAAAATTTTTCAGGAGTAGTATCCGATTTTAGAAAATTTCCCCCGGAGAATTTTTGAAGAGGGCGGCGATGACAAGGGGGTGGGGGGGGTGTTTGAGACCCCTCCCCCCGTGCCTTCATTCGCCTACATAGTACAACGTGGGATCGCTTAGCCCTCTATAGTCTTCCGGTAGTTCCTGGAATCGATTGCCATCTCTGTCAATCATCTCATAGATGTCGTAACCAATCTCTTTGTTGTACATAATAATCTCTTCAAACACTTGAAGCAGTTCAATTGATAGCTCTTCTGCTGTAAAATTATCTGGATTACGCATTCCAAGTCGTCTCATGTAATATGCTTCGGTGTTGTAAGGATGAGAATAATCTGTATCGAACGCTCTCCAATCCTCTTCTTCAGTAAATGGATTGAACTTGTTGTCTTTAGTTGTCAGTAAAATGTCTTCAGAACGCGCCATTAGATTATGTCTCACCCTTTCTCTTCAAGCGCACGATATAGAGCATCCAAAGAAACACCAAGACTATTAGCTACTTCTTTGGCTGTATATCCATTCTTGATGCGCATTCTAGCTGTAGCGAGCTTAGCAGGAGAAATACCTTTCGGAGTCCTCGGTAAAGCGCGCTTCTTAAGCTTATCAATATCAGTGTTCTTTAAAATGTCCTCAAGTTTCGTACCAGATATAGCTCCAGCCTGGATTGCTTCCCATTGTTTATCAGTAATATCAATATTAGTTTTCTTAGCACCAACACGATATCGAGCTTCTTCCAAGCATTGTGCTTGAGCTTTTTTCTTTTTATCTTTGTCATATTCTAGTTCAGGATTATCTGCTTTCTTCATAGCAAATAACCTTGAAGCTAGCGACTGTGCTTTACGTTCAAGAGGGGCATTTTTCTTAGCAATACCCAAAGCAATATCCAAATCATGTATTTCTTCTGAATATAGCTTTCTTGCAACTGGATTAATATGATCCAGACGAATATGCGAAGCTTCAAGACGAGCACGATTAGCTAAAGCTTTCATGTCATTAGCGTATTCTCCGTAAACTTTCTCCATCTTGGTGCCAGAAGATAACTCCATAGCATCTGTTCTAACGGATCCATCCTTACGAAAATACATCTTCTGAGATGTTTCTTTAGCGGGGACCTTTTCCCAAACAGCCTTCCCGTTCTCATCTAATACAGGAACCTTTTTATGCCGTCCTGTCTTAGGATCAATTATAGGATTACCATTGTCGTCTTTAACTTCAATCATCTTCTGTCTAGATTTAAGTCTTCCAGTTTCAGTAAATAAACGCTCGCCAGTTTTAGGATCAATATAAAAGACCCGGGACTTTCCAGTCGCCGGATCAATACGTCTTTGACCAGCTTTTAATTCGTTTATTTCTTGTGGTGATGTCGATCTAGAAATAAGAGTTGATGCACCGCCTTGCTTTCTGTTCTGATATCTAAGAAATAGTTGTTCAATATTATTATCACGCAAAGATCTACGCCAATCCAGGTCGTGTTTCTCTGCATCAATAACAACCATTGAATGTCTAACTGCTCTAGCAATTTCAGAAGCAGGAGCACCCATCAAAGTCATGTCAGTAATAAGATTGGAAACCAATCCCATCTGCATTCCTTTTTCTTGTGCTGTCATATGACGGACACCAGAATTTGGATCTCGTTTATAACGAACACGAAGTTCATCAGCAAATCCATCAAGTTGTTTTAAACTCGGATGGGTTTTAATAGATCCATCATTGTTAGGAATAACAAGTACTGTATCACCATCGAAATCAGCACCAGATAACTTCTCAGCAACTTTAGGGTGAATACCTACAGCGTCGTTCTTAACATTATCTTCACCACCAGAACCAATAACTTCCTTTGCATGCCTAAAATTATTATTAACAGTAAGCTCTGCAATTTCAAAGCGACCAGCATGAGGGAATCGAATAAGAGCAACACGTTCTCCATTATCATAGTTAGGAGCGTAGATTTCGTTCTCTTTCATGTCAGGAAATGGTACAATTAAATGCGTAGCCTGACGAGGAAGAGCAGCAGCTTTAAGATGACAAGCAGCAGAATCACAATTATCCGCAAACGAATTTAAAAGATTCTTGCGAACTGCTGCATTAGAAATAGACATGATCTCATCAAAATCATCGTGTCTCATTCTAGCATCCAATTTAAGCTGTTTAGTTGCTAAAGGAATTGTCTGTTTAGATAAGAACTGTGAAGGAAGATTTCTACTCCATTCATCCCAAGTTCCCTGTTCATTAACAATATTAAGAGCAGATAAATGCTCTTTACCGTCTTTACCTTTGTAATGAACCTGAATAAATTTAAGTTGATTCTTTCCTTCTCCCGTATCATTCTGATTAATTGAAGCACCAAAAGGATTATTAGTAACCGGATCGGGCTTCATTCGTTTAAATACGGTTTCAACTTCCTTGTTATCACTCTTTAATGGCATTGTTGAAGGCTTGCTAACATTATAACGAATATCGATTCCTTTCGGAAGATTATCATTATAAACAGCAACACCTTTTAAATAATGAGTACCATCAACTGCAATTCGGACCTGCGCATAATGATTTCTACCCAAATTTAAATCTTCGCATCCACGACGAAGCTCAATTAAGCCATCCCTGTCTTTGCCATAGGTTCCATCAGGAAGTTTCTGATCACCAAAAACAACCTGAATACGTTTAGAATCGACAGAAACAGGAGTTTCAAGTTTATGTGGATTCTGATAATCACGATCTTCAAAATGATAGTTAGGAAAATCGATTTTGGCTTCACGCTTAGCCTGTTCTACTTCACTCCAAGGAGTTCCTTTTTTACAAAGAACCTTGATTGTAGTAGGCTTACCGGTTCCCATCTGCGTCTGATAATGAAGCTGAACTTCATAACCTTCTTCTTCAAGTAAAGCAACAGCATGACGCATTTTATCTTTACTTGAACGCATATATACTTCACTACCATGTCCAACATCAATATATTTCTGATCTTTAATTGCTTCTTTCAAAGTATCAGCAACTGCACGAACAGAAGAAATCTTATGCTGGTTCTCTCGTCTAAGAACATTACCGACAGTTGTGTCGGGAATCTGTAATTGCCTGGAAATAGCAGAATTATTATAGCCTTTATCGTGGAGTTTAAAGATCATTGAATCTCTCCACTTTGTAGCATTCTCTCCGGCAATATCAATCTTAGCACGAAGTTTGGTTGTGGAAATACCCATCTTCTTGGCGATCTGAGTGTTTGTTAATCCTTTTTTACGTTCCCTTGTAAGAAACTTCTGAAAATTCTCATCACCCTGATAAGGATTCTCTCCGCTTCCCCAAGGATATCTCCCAGAATGTCTAGGAGTACCGTAATGCTCAAGATCGTCGATTTGTTGCATCTGTGCAAAGATGTTGGGGTTTGGTACGTTGCGCTTCATAGGTTATTCCTCCGCTCTAATTTTTTCGATCTTACCGTCAAAAGCGATGATCTTTTGCATTATACATTTAATGTCTTCGCCTTTCGGTTCGTGCGTAACTATGTCATTATTCTGATAAATACGAAGCTCCATACCAATTTCTGTTGGCTGGACTTTGTACTCTAAACAAAAAAGAGCAGCATAGATCTCTAGCTGTTCCATATGGGCAATAGTTACGCCCGTCTTTAAATCATGAATTCTCAAAAAACGAGATCTTTCATTGAATGAAATTGCGTCAGCCGTACCAAAACAATTTCTCGAAAAATAGAGCGGCTGTTCAGGGGTTAATCGATAAGCAATCGCGTCATTAACATACATGTTTAATGTCGTCTTGCTTTTGGGTAACTTAACACCCATTCGAATAAGCGTACAAGCCAGATCATGCAATTCGGTTCCTCTTTGAACCGCCATTGCGTTAATGTATGATTGGACTAATTTATCATCATCATAATTAAGCCAACCATATTTACTCGCTCCTAGGAAGGCATGTTGACCTATCAATTCCGAATGTTTGTTGAAGTTCATTTAATACCTCATTTCTGTTCTCAGGGCTAATAAATCTTGCGTAGCTCATGTTGTCTAACATGTTTACGTAATATTTCTGATTAGGCTGTTTATGAGCATCTTCTTCTCGTTTACATTCAAGAGCTGCCCATTTTTGTTCATGAAGGATCAGAAGGTCCGGAAAGCCTTGTATATAATTGGCATCGTTTTTCAAAACAACACAGCCTGGCAACAAGGTCTTCAGGTCTTTGATCAGAGTTGCTTGAAAATCACGTTCCTTTTTCATACAAGTCGCCCACCTTTCCGAACCTCCTGACCGACCGAAAAGAAAGGAGGTGTCTCAAATGTCAGTATTTGTCGCGCCCGTCCCCCAACAAAAACGGCAAAGACCAACAAAAAAGGAAGAGAATGTGTCATATTCTCTCCCTCTCTATAATAGGCCTTGTTTTATTTGGGGACATTGTCTCAACTTAAAATTTTGCAAATTCTCTTTCGTTGAAGTTTTTCTTTGCCCTGAGAGCCCGTGAAATAGCCATATCAATCTTAGACTTACTCGTAAGATGATAGTAATATAAAGTTGTATAAGGGGTGTTCATTCTGTCGATGCGTCCAGCAGCTTGAACCATTTGTTTGTAAGAATAAGATTGACTAAAGAAAATGATTGTATCAGCGCTTGTGCAATTCCATCCTTCTGCTCCAGCATTATACTGAACCAGATATGCCCATCTTTCTCCTTTTGGCAATTTATCATGATTATGACCGTTCCACTCTTTTACTGTCGTAGGTAACTTGCGAAGCATTTCAAGTTCATAATCAAAATTATAAAAGATTATTGCACGATGCTTTTCATCAAGAATTGATTTAATAACTTCAATTCTACTAGGATCTTCATTAGCAATCTTTCTTAAACATCTACACATATCGCCAGCATCACGAAGAGGCTCATTAGTAAATGGATTCCAACGATTACGAATAACCAATCTACTTTTCTCTTCGTCGTATGGAAGATATATGTCAATGTGTTTGGGTTCGGTGTGCTTAACAAACGGCATAATAACCAAAATCTCTCGTCTATGCCTAACCAGTAAACCCTCATTGAAATAACCATTTACCTTTGGATACTTACTCCATCGTGCCCAGATAACATGTTGCTGAGTAAAATCGCTTCGCGTCCGATAAAACCCATTAGCAATAAACACAGGAACATACTCCATCCACGTATCTCCTGGTGTTGCCGTAAGCAATATCCATCTATTAAGTTTTGCAATCTTTAGAAACGACTTTACCCATACACCACTACCAACGACTCGCTGTTCGTCAAATATGAAGAAGGCTCCAGTTTCTTTGGTGTACTTGCTGATGTTGTTCCAACTATCAATAACAGGTTTTAAACCAAAAACATCAGCTTCTTCTTGCCACTCACCAGTATCACGCTTTCTAGCTGTGGTAATAATAAAAAGCTTTGTCTTCAGTTTACGCTTAAGCGGGGAGAGGGAGCCCTGGCACTCCTTAACCCAGAAATATGCCAGGGACGTCCGACTCTTTCCGCTACCAACTCCTCCACACAATATGCTTCCGCTATGCAACTTCTCCATAGCTTCCGCTTGATGTGGATATAAATTTACTTTCATTAAATCCCCGGATTAGTAATATCATAACCTGCATACTTTCCACCAAAGTCATTAACAGACTGCAGAGTAGCCCACAGATTCTTCAGATATCCTTTCTTACTTCCTGGTGTACCACGACCATGTTCGAACGGGTGAATTTCCAGATCCAGTCCAACAATCATATCCTGGTCCAGCTTCTTATACTGCTCAGGCTTCAGAAGAGTCATCGTCTTCTTACCATCGTATTCGCTCAGCAGATACAGCTTGGGCGGGAACTGGCTATTCTCGTTAACAACAATCTCGGTATGATAAATAACATCGCCTTCTTCAAGCTGACGCTCTTTAATATTCCACATATCCTGGCGGAGGATATCAGCCCACTCCTTAGGAAGACACAGACTAAAAGTACGCTTACCACCGTTCGGATTGAAATTGGTAGGATTACCACCAAAATTACGGAACATCAGGACGGCGTTCTCAACACGAATATTACCATCGACCATGCGAGTAACAATAGTATCATTAACCTTACGTGCAACATCAGTATAACTCATAATAATAATTCTCCTTTAATAATTAAAATGGCGGATCTTCGACAAA